TGACGGGCTGGTGCGCCGCGCGTGCTTCGAGTGCTGGCCGACGAACTGGAACGCGATCGCCGTCGAGTACACGGCGGGGTACGACGCTGATGCCGTGCCGGACCTGAAGGAAACCGTGCGCTCGATCGCAGAGGGCGTGCTCGCCGTAGCGGCGGGCGTGAACTCCGAGAGCGCAGACGGCGTGACCATCAGCTACAGCGCGAGCGCATCGAGCATCGCGGCGGCGCTGACCGAACAGCAGCGCGCCGCGTTGGAGCCTTACAGGCTCGTGTTGTCTCATGCCGCTTAGCTTCATGACAGATGCGGTGACGGTCATCCGACCGTCGACGAAGACCGTGCGCGGCTCGACCGTGCCCGACTGGGGAAACGCGACGGAGCACCAGCTGGCGCATTGCCAGGTCACCGCCGCCGCCACGTCACAGGAACGCGACGGGCGCGTCGTGAACGTGTCCGACAGGCGCACTTTGCGCGCCCGGTACGACGCGGACATACGCCCAGGCGACCGCGTGCGCTGGAACGGCGAGGTGTACGAAGTTGACGGCGAGGTGTTCCATTCGGAATCTCCCACGGGACGCGTGTCATCGACCCGTTGCGCCCTGCAACGCTGGGAGGGATGACGCATGCCAGTGAAGATACGTATCGAGCACATCAGCGACGGGTATCTGGAAATCTGGAAGTCCGGCGGGATGCAGGCGGAAGTGGACAAGGCGGGAAGCCGAATCGCGTCCGAAGCTTCCAAGGGCTATAACAGCCAGCCGTTCAAGTACTACCCGAAGCAGGGTAACTACACCGCCATGGGGTTCGTGTCGTCCACGGGCCCGACAGGCGCGTACTACCAGCAGCGCGACAAGGCGCTCAGGAAGGCGGTGCATCCATGAGCAGCTTCATCGACATCGAGGATGCGCTGCAACAGGCGCTCAACGCCGCCGGGTTCGATGCCCACGCGAAGCCGCTGCCGTACGCGTTCTCCACGCCATGCGTGACCGTGGACATGACGGGCGCATGGGACGACAACGCCGCGCAGGCGCTCTACAGCGTCGACTTCGACTGCCGTGCAGCAGATTATGCGGACGCCGCGCAGCTGCAAATCGGCGTGTCCAACGCGGTGCGCGCGCTTGTCGGCAGCGCACTGGCTGGAAAGCCGCTCTACGCGATTGACGAGATGCGCATCCAACGTTGCGAGCCAGACCAATCGCATCAGAACGTAATCATCGCGACCGTGAGCGCCACCTTGCGCGTGCGCGTCGCGGACTGACGAAAAGGAGGGCGAAATGCCTTACACTTCCGACGTGCGCGTAGGCGCACCTGATCAACTCACCACGGGTGCTATCAAGCACGCACCCATCGGCACAACGCTGCCGAGCCTCTCGTCCATTACGCCGAGCGCGGTGACGCTCGACCCTGCGTTCACGGGCAACGAGTACATCTCCGAGGACGGGCTGACGCTCGCCCCGTCGGTTTCGACCACCGACATCAAGGAATGGGGCGGCTCGACAGTGCGCAAGGTGCTCGAGTCATTCGACGGCACGCTCTCGTGGACGATGATCTCGACCAACTCGGGCGCGCTCGGCGTCGCCTTCGGCGAAGACCACGTGACCTCGAACGCCGCGAACGCGACCCACGGAAACCAGACCATGACCGAACTCGGAGCACACCTGCCAGAAGCCCAGTCCTGGGTGTTCCTCATGAAGGACGGCGACGCGCGCATCATCGTGCTCGTCCCCAACGGGCAGGTGACAGAGGTCGGCGAGGTCACGTTCGCGAGCAACGCCGCCGTCGGATGGAACGTGACGCTCGCCACCTACCCAGACGCGAGCGGCGAGTGCATCTACATCCTCACCGACGATGGCAAGGTCGTCAGCTCGTCCACGACCACCAGCACGACGACGACCGACTAGGAGGTGCGCCATGCGCAAGTTCGGGACCGACGCGCCCGAGTTCCTGAGTTTCACGCTCGGTGACGACGACACGGTGTACAACCTGCCGCTCGCCGCATCGCTCCCCATGAGCACGCTGCTCGACTTGCAGGAGGCGGCGGCGAAAGGCGAAGCCGAACGTTACCAACTCGAACTTCTCAGGACGTACATCGGCGACAAGGTGGACTCCCTCACGGTCGCAGACGTGACCGCCATCTACCAGGCGTGGAACGAGGAATCTGCGAAGCAGGGGGCGACGGCGGGGGAATGATGAGCCTCGCGCTCGTCATCGAGCACCATGCGCATGCGCTGGAATACGACCTGATGACGAGAACGGGGCGGACCCTCGCAGAATACGTCGGGATGGGCGCGGCGGGACTCGTCGCGCTCGTCTCGTTCATTATCCACCTGACGCCCGACTCCGTACTTTACCGAGAGACGCACCCGCGCGACGATCTGGGCATGTGGTCCACCACCGTCAAGACGAACGCGATACTCGCCGACATATACGACGCGTTCGCGCAATCCCACACGAAGAAAGGGCGCAAGGCGAAGCCATATCCGCGTCCGAACGCGAAGGACGCCCGCACCATAGGGCGCGGCGCGATCAGGGTGCGGGATTTCGAGCAGTGGTGGGAATCGGGCTAAAAAGAAGCGCCCCGCATCGGGGGCGCTGCATCCAATTCGAATCATAACACAGAAAGACGGGAGGCATCCGCATGGCTAGCGGCGGAACGGAGGTCGCGCGTGCATACGTGACCATCATCCCCAAGTCCGACGGCACGTCCGGCAAGGTTGTCGACGAGATCGTCAGTCCGTTCGCGAAGAGCGGCGGCGACGCCGGCGCAAAAGCCGGTTCCGCGTTCGAGGGGACGTTCGGCGCGAGCCTCAAGAAAGTCGGCGGCGCTCTCGCCGCGCTCGGACTCGGCAAGATGGCGTTCGACTTCGCGAAGGACAGCGTCGCCGCAGGCATGGAGTTCGACAGCGCCATGTCCCAGGTCGCGGCCACCATGGGCACCACCGTCGACCAGATAGGTGAACTGCGCGACTTCGCGAAGCAGATGGGCGCGACGACGGCGTTCAGCGCGACGCAATCAGCCGAGGCGCTCAACTACATGGCGCTCGCGGGCTACGACGCGAAAACGTCCATGGAAATGCTCCCCAACGTGCTCAACTTGGCTGCTGCCGGCGGAATCGACCTCGCGTACGCGTCCGACATGGTGACCGACACGCAATCGGCGCTCGGATTGTCGATAGAGGAGACGACAGAGCTGGTCGACAAGATGGCGGCAGCTTCGTCAAAGACGAATACGAGCGTTCAGCAGCTCGGCGAGGCGCTTCTCACGGTCGGTGGCACGGCGAAGAACCTCAGCGGCGGCACGACCGAGGCGGCGCAGGCGCTCGGCTTGCTCGCCGACAACGGCATCAAGGGCAGCGAAGGCGGCACCGCGCTGCGAAACGTCCTGCTCTCGCTTTCGTCAAGCAAGTTCGAGAATACGTTCGGGGCGATGGGCGTCGCGGCATACGACGCCGAGGGCAACATGCGCTCGCTCAAGGACATCTTCTCCGACATGAACACGGCGATGGCGGACATGACGGTCGAGGAGAAGACCGAGGCGCTATCGGCTGCGTTCAACAAAGTGGACCTCAAGAGCGTCAACGCGCTGCTCGGCACGAACGCCGAGAGGTGGGACGAGGTCGCCGCCGCAATCGAGGACAGCGAGGGCGCTGCCCAGGCGATGGCGGACACCCAGCTCGACAACCTAGCTGGCGACGTGAGCATGTTCGAATCGGCGATGGAGGGCTTCCAGATAGCGTTCTCCGAAGTCCTTACGCCTGCACTAAGGGGATTCGTGCAGCTCGGCACCGAGGCGCTCGGCGGCTTGAAGAGCGCGATGGAGGGTATCCAGGCGTTCCTTGCGGACTTCTCCGCAGGACTCAACGAGACAATCGATTTCGAGGGCTTCTCCGCCGCTTTCCAGGCAATCGGAGACGCTGTCTCGTCGGCGTTCGGCGAAGGCCCGCAGGCAGACGCGCAATCGTTCGGGCAAATCGTCGGAAACTTGGTGAACGGGCTCCTGCCAGCCATCCAGGGGCTAGTACCCGTCATCCAAATGGTTGCGGAGACGGTATCGACGGTCATCACGAACCTGACGCCGGTCGCCGAGGCGTTCGGCGGATACGTTATCGAGAGAATCAACACGATAGCGGGCATCCTGTCCAACATGCTCGTTCCCGCAATCAGCTCTGCCGTCGAGTTCATCGGGCCCGTTATCCAAGCCGCGAGCGCGGTGTTCGGCGAGCTTTACGCCACCGCGTACGAGGCGATGACCGCCATGGCTGAGGTCGTGCAAGAGGTGTTCGGTGCGATCGGCGAACTCGTCGGCGAAGTGATGAGCGCGATATTCGGCGACACGATGGACACATGGCCGTCAATCGGCGAAACCGT